CCAAGGTTTATAATCTGCTTGTCTGCCCAAATTGTTGGGACCCAGATCAACCACAGTTACAACTTGGCATGTATCCTGTAGACGACCCGCAAGGTGTGCGTGATCCAAGGCAGGATAATAGCTATCAAGTTTCTGGGCTTTTAGCTGATGGGTATGCAGGCGGCGGCAGCCGCGTTTTTCAGTGGGGTTGGAACCCGGTTGGTGGGGCTAGTTCGTTTGATACGTTACTGACTCCGAATAACTTGGTTTTGCAAGTGGAATTAGGTACAGTCACTGTAGTGACTACATAGGAGTTATCATGGCAAAATCAGATTTAAGTCAAGACAAGGCTATGATCAAAAAAGCCTTTAAGCAGCATGACGCGCAAGAGCATAAGGGCGGTAAAGGTACGACGCTTAAGCTCAAAAAAGGTGGTCCAACTAGCGAAGATCGTATGCGCCTTGGCCGCAACATGTCCCGCGCCATGAACCAAGGAAAAATGTAATGGCTAAGTTCAGCATGAAACAAGGCGGTAAAGAGGTCGGCCCTGCTGAAGTCTATGCTCCCCCGCACGACATGAACGGCAATCCCGGCACTGATCTTAGCAACAATGGCTACGGTCCTAGTCCAAAACGTGATTTGGTTGACGACCTCGCAATGAGTGTTGGGTCTTTCCGCAACAAGCCGTACTCAGAAGTTAAAACAACCGGCATCAAAACTCGCGGTAATGGGTGCGCAACCAAGGGCGTTATGGCTCGGGGACCGATGGCGTGAACTATTCGGAGCTTGTAACCGCTGTTCAGAACTACACGGAGAATAGCTTCGACTATTCTTCTGACCCTGTTCCGATGAATACGTTCATCAAGCAGGCGGAACAGCGCATTTACAACACGATCCAATTCCCGTCACTGCGTAAGAATGTGACTGGCGTGACGGCGGCGGGGAACAAATACCTGTCTTGCCCCTCGGACTTTTTGTCGGTCTACTCTATGGCGGTGTACGCCACGGGCGGCGACTATTCGTACTTGCTGAACAAGGATGTAAACTTCATTCGTGAAGCGTACCCGCAGCCAACAGATACAGCTACCCCAAAGTACTACGCGCTGTTTGGCCCGCAGAGCGCAGCCCTCACTGAGTTGACGTTCATCCTTGGCCCTACACCAGATGCCATCTATAACGTAGAGCTGCATTATTTTTACTATCCTGAGTCCATCGTCACTTCGACGACTAGCTGGCTTGGGGACAACTTTGATTCGGTGCTACTGTACGGTACGATTGTTGAAGCCTATACGTATCTCAAAGGCGAACAGGATATGGTTGCCTTGTACGATGGTAAATACAAAGAAGCGCTGACACTAGCTAAGCGTCTGGGCGATGGCCTTGAGCGGCAGGATGCGTACCGTTCGGGTCAATATAGACAGCCGGTGACCTGATGGCATTTACAGGCAATTGGACAACCAACACGTTTAAGACTGGGCTACCTAGCGGTACGTTCAACTTCAACACGGGTACGACGCAGGTCTTTAAGATCGCGTTGTACACCAACGCCGCTACACTAGATGCAACTACCACCGCGTACACTTCTACCGGAGAAGTTGTTGCTTCTGGATATACCGCTGGTGGATTGACTCTTGTTATTAGTCAAGTCCCTACTGTGGGGGCTTCTGGTACGACTGCGTACTGGTCATTCAATAACGCCGTCTGGACTACTGCGGTTACTGCGCGGGGGGCGTTGATATATTTGGCAAACGGGACTACAAACCCTGCCATCTGTGTGCTGGACTTTGGCAACGACAAGACTTCTACTACTACGTTTACTGTTCAATTCCCTGCCGCCACCAACACTTCGGCAATTATTAGGATCGCATAATCATGGAAAAAATGCTCGCATCTGGTCGCTTCCACGTTCTTTGCTACGACGAGAATGGCAACCTCAAGTGGGAAGAGGGTAATGACAACTTGGTTGTTAATGCCGGTATTCAGTACATGGCTGGCGTGGCTTTAACTGGTACAACGCAAATTCTTAACGCAGGCTGGTATCTTGGGCTTGTTGCTAATGCGGGTACTACAACTACTTTTGCCGCCGCTGACACAATGTCAAGCCACGCCGGATGGAATGAGTTTATTGGTTACAGTCAATCAACTCGCGTTTCTCCTTCTTTTACTGCGGCCACCAACGCAAATCCTTCAGTAGTCACCAACGCATCCCCTGCTGTGTTCAGCATTAGCTCTGCGGCTGCGTTTACCTCAACGGGTTCTTCTATTTCTGGAACCACGTTGACGATTGGTACTTTGGTCACTGGGGGAGTAACTCCGGGGCAGATTATTACGGGTACTGGAGTGACGGCTGGTACTTATATTGTTTCGGGAAGCGGTTCTACTTGGACAGTTTCTCCATCACAAACCGTAGCTTCGACGGCAATTAGTTCTACTTCGGCTGTTATTGCTGGTGCTTTCTTAACTAGCGGCAGCGCAAAATCTGGTACGACTGGCACGTTGTTCTCGGGTTCTGACTTCACTGGCGGCGACCGCACGGTTGTTAACGGCGATACATTGAACGTCACATACACGTTCAGCCTGACTGCTGCGACCTAATCAAAGGTGGGACATGACGAACATCCCACCTACTTATACCTTCCTTTACGATAAGGTAAGGTTCTCGGTCTACCACGCCAACGTGGGGGAGGGTCTTCCCCGTCATGAGCACACGTTTGCTCATCTGACTATGTGCGTTGCCGGTCAAGCCGCCATCCGTAAAGAGAACCTTTACAAAGAGATGGACAAGAACACTGTGCCCGTAATTCTAAAAGAGAACGAGTGGCATGAGGTCGAGGCGCTAGTTGACGGCACAGTATTCATTAACGTGTTTCCATCCGGGGAGCAGGAATGACAACGTGCGTGCTGTTTAACGACAAGGGCGAGTTCGTTAATCTAATTGTTGCCGAGCCAACGGATTGGGTTGAAGAAGGCTGGCGTCTTGAGGAAGTGAAACCGGGGTATTACTGGAACGGAACTGATATTGTGGCTTCTAAAGATGTATTGCCGGAAGTAATTTAGTGCCTACTGTAACAATCGCCCTAACATCTGGAACTCGTTTTAGAATTCCAGTTGATTGTAAAGAAGCAACAGTTCATTGCATTGGCGCAGGGATTGTTGGCGGAGGGGCGTACTCTAGCACTGAGTTTTCAGTTGCAAAAGGCAATGCGTTTACTCCGCTTCAATTTGTTTATTATAATATAGCAGCGGGGGCGGATCAAACATCGGGCGCATTTGATACTTGGTTTAATAAAAACGCCAATACACCCCCAACAGCCGGTCAGGTTGACCGAGGAGCGTTAGCAAAGCCCGGAAGTGGTATTCCTTCTAATAGCGGAAATATAGCAGCTCCGGGAGGGCAAGCAAGCGCAGGAGTTGGAGATATTAAATTTTCCGGAGGGGCTGGATTTGGAATTAGTTCTACCAGTTCATGTCCGCCAGATCCGTGGACCGCTTATAGTTTTGGGGGCGCTGCTGGTCCTAATGGAGATGGCAAAAACGGTAGACAAACTTCTTCAAACGGTGGTGGGGGCGCGGCCAATAATGGGTCTGCGGCCACTGGGATAGATGGGGGAAACAACCGTTTTGGTTCTGGCGGAGGAATTGGCGGGTCCTCTCCAACTGCGGGGACAAACGGTGGTGGCGGTGGGGCAAATACTGGCAGCGCAGCGGGGGCTGCTGGTAGCGCCGAGATAATTTGGACTGATTATCTGGGTAACACTTATGGTCCGGGTAGTGGGGCTGGAGGGCCAGCATTAGGGGAAAATGGTGGCACGCCTGTAATTTATGGGGCTGCTGGTGTCAACTACGGCGGCGGTGGAAGCCCCGGCGGTCAGGGTCTTATCATCGTTACCTACACCCCGGTAGTGACGATTGGCAATTCGTACACAGAAGTATTGAATGAGTCTGGTTCTACTGATGTAAGCAGCCCAAGTCGCTGGCGCATTCCTTATGGTGTTGATTCTGTAACCATCCACGCAATTGGCAGCGGTTCTAATGGATCATCAGGCTCAGTAAACGGTGGCGGTGGCGGTGCGTATGCAACGTCTGTAATCGATGTAAGCACGCTAAACAACACTGGCGCATATT